TGGGTGGATCAGCAAACACAGAACCATCAGACACTTGGGGACTTTTACAATGGAGTCAAAACTCTTGGGGTAGTCAGGATGAAAATATAATTTCTTTAACAGGTGTTTCTTTTTCTTCGGAAATAGGTACAGTAATAGCTGCGTCTGAAGACGGATGGGGTGCTGATGCATGGGGTGATAATACTTGGGGAGAAAATGCTGTAAATGTTTCTATTGATGGTTTGTCAATGTCTGCTCATCTTGGACCAGATGGTTGGGGGGTAAACTCATTTGGTAATGGACAATGGGGTGACCCATTTGCATTTGATGTTGCAAGTATAATTGGAATAACTGGTCAAACTTTATCTGCAGATGTAGGAGATCTTACAATTAGTAGAATTGATATGGTATTTAGTATTTCTGCACCTGGAGCAATTGGTGCAGGTATTGGTACCTTAGGATTTTCTAATGGTACTGATCATAGTCAAGGTTTAGCAAGTTTAACAGTAGGGTCTGCAGTAGGTTCTATTTCTCCTGCGGATGTAATAGGGTTAACAGGACAAGTTATTAAAAGTGAAGTTAATTCTAACGGAGTAAATACCGGTGATACCACTGCATTTACTTTATCAGGTGTAACAATGAGTGCGGAGGTAGGTTCTATATCTCCTGAAGACGTTGTTGGATTAACAGGTGTAACTTTTGCAGCAGATGAAGGAGCAATAAGTCCGACAAACATGACTGTAGGATTGACAGGACTATCATTTACTGGTAGTTTAAACACTGTGGGTTTTGGAACAATTGGATACCAAGATGTTGACATAACAGGTAATACATCATATACAGACGTTAACCACGCAGCTTAATAGGAGAACAAAATTATGGCATCAACTTATACGGATCTCGGTCTAGAATTAATGGCAACCGGCGAAAACGCTGGTACTTGGGGAACAAAAACAAACGCTAACATCAATTTAATTGAACAATTAACTGGTGGTGTTAACTCTCAAGCTGTAACTGATTCAGGTACACCAACTGCTTTAACAATAGCAGACGGTGCTTTAACAGGTACTGCTCAACACAGAGTTATAGAACTTACAGGCTCAATATCTGGAGCTAGAATTGTAACTTTTCCTTTACTTACAGAAAATTTTTATTTTATTAAAAACAGCACGTCAGGTGCATACACAGTACAATTAAAAGCTGTATCTGGTTCAGGTGCAACAGTTACTTTTTCAGCAACTGATAAAACAACTAAAGTAATTTATTTAGATGGTGTTGCAACAAACACTGGTGTTTTTGACACAGGTTTAGGGTCAGGAGATGTAACTCTTACTGGAACACAAACTTTAACTAACAAAACTTTAACAGCACCTAAAATTGGAACTTCAATTTTAGACACTAACGGAAACGAATTAGCTTTACTTACAGCCACAGGTTCAGCGGTTAATGAATTTACTTTAGCAAATGCCGCTTCAGGCGCTGGTCCAACTTTATCGTCAACAGGTGAAACAAATGTTGATATTAATATTAACCCTAAAGGAACAGGTGTACTTAAAAGTGCAACTGCTGCAGTTAAAATTGCAGGAAAAGAAACTATGTGGATACCGGCAAATGCAATGTATGGACCAACTACAAATCCTGCCGATGCAGCACAAGTTGAAACAACAGCTACAAGACCAGATTTAAAAGTATTTGATTTTGATGCTAGTACAAAACAATATACACAATTTACAGTAGCAATGCCAAAATCATGGAACGAAGGAACAGTAACTTATCAAGTTTACTGGTCTCCAAGTACAACTAATACAGGTAACTGTATATATGGTTTACAAGGTGTAGCATGTGCAGACAGTGATACTATTGATGTTGCTTATGGAACAGCAATAGAAGTTACAGATGCTGGTATTGGAACAGTAGAAGATCAACAAATTACATCTGAAAGTAGTGCAATGACAGTTGCAGGTTCTCCTGCAGCAGGTGAACAAACTTACTTTCAATTATATAGAGATGCAGCAGATGGTGGTGATACGTTTACTGGTGAATCAAGAGTTCTAGGTATCAAATTATTCTACACTACTGACGCAGCTAACGACGCATAAGGAGTAGAATATGAGAAAAATTAATACCCTTCTAACATCAGAAGGAAAAAGTTCAAAAAATAAACACTCAAGAAAAGCTAAAGCTTTTGGTTATCAAATGTTAGGTTTTGGTGGCGGAGCAGGAGACGCTGGTTTAGAATTTGATTATTTAATTGTAGGTGGCGGCGGAGGCGGAGCTGGTTCACAAGCCGGAGGCGCGGGAGCTGGAGGTTTTAGAACATCTTTTCCAGGAGGAACAAAAATAAGAGTAGCTTCAGATTCAACTATTGATGTTGGAGCCGGTGGCGCTGGAGGCGGAGTTAGTGCTAAAGGAGTTAACGGAAGCCCTTCTAGTGTTTCAGATATTATAGTAACGACAGGTGGCGGCGGTGGCGGTCAACCTGTTAGTGACGCATCAAATGCAAATGCAGCAGGCGCTGGAGGATCTGGCGGTGGCGGCGGTTTTATAGAAGGATACGGTGGTCAAGGAAATGTTGGTGGTTATAGTCCAGCAGAAGGATTTCCAGGCGGCGGAACAGGACCTTACGGAGGATCACCACACTGGCCACAATTTAATGCTTGTGGAGGCGGTGGATCAGGACAACAAGGATTTGTTGGAGCCGGTGAAGCTGGAGTCGGAGGAGACGGAACTGCAAACTCAATTACAGGATCGGCAGTCACAAGAGCTGGTGGCGGCGGTGGCGGATCTTATTTTGGTCACGGAAATGGAGCCGCTGGAGGCGGCGGCGGTGGCGGCCAAGGAAGAAATGGTCAAAATGGTTTTGGACAACCAGGAACAAACGCACAAGGCGGCGGCGGTGGTGGAACTGGCGGAGGACCCGGAGTTCCAATGGGCGCTGGAGGCAACGGTGGTTCAGGAACAGTTATTTTAAGAATTGCAACAGCAGATGTGCCGGGTGATTTAGCAGTTAGTCCAGGAACTAATTCAGTATCTACAAGTGGAGATTTTAAAATTTGTACGTTTACAGTAGACGGAGCCATTACATACTAATGGCTTATTTTGCAAAAATAAAAAGTGAAGCAAACGGAATCGTTTTAAAAGTAAACGTGGTTGATGATGCTGATGCTGCTACAGAAGCAGATGGAATTGCTTTTTTAAAAAATAGACACGGTCAAAATACAATTTGGGTTCAAACTTATAAAGATGGTACAAGAAAAAATTTTGCAGGTGTTAATTGCACTTATGATTTTACAAAAGAGGCATTTATTATGCCTCAACCACATGCTTCTTGGACTTTAAATGAAAGCACTTGTGTATGGGAAGCACCTATAGCTAGACCAGATGTTATAGAAGTTGGTGGAAAAAGAGTTGGTATAGAAAGATGGGACGAAGAATTACAAACTTGGAAATGTTTTTTAGCAGAAGATACAACAGCTTCATCACCACTTATTTGGAACAGTAGTTCTAACACTTACGAGACTTCTTAAGTCTTGTTTAATAAATAATTTTTGATATACTATGCGCTATACAGCGTATGAAATTATACAATAAAGAAATAACAATACCAACACAGATTTACAGTAAAGAAACTAAAGTACCTACACAAATTTTAGTAGCTGAATGTAAAGACAATAATTTAATTAATTCTTTAATTGCAGAAGTTCGTCTTAATATGAAATTAAAAAAAAGAATGGTTGGTACAAATGTATATGCCGATACCACTTCTTATGAATCTTTAGTTAATAGTAAAAATTTATTAAAATTTATAGAAGTTAATGTTAAAGCATTTAAAAAATTTTATCCTGGTTTTGGTTTTAATATTATAGATGCTTGGGGAAATATTTATAAAAATAAAAAACATTATTCTAGAACTCATGATCATTATGGGTGCACTGCGTTTTCTGCTATTATATTTTTAACCGACGGTCCTGGACCCGGAACATATTTTAATACATATGATTTGTTAGTTAAAGAAAAGAAAGGAAGATTTATTTTATTTAACTCTTTAATTAAACATGAAGTAAAACCCTATAATCATAAAAAAGAAAGAATTACTATTGCTTTTAATTGTAATCAATCAACCACAGACAGTAATGCGGTATTAAATTTATGTTAGTAAAAAATAAATATTGGTTTTTTGACAAAGTATTAAATAAAAAATTTTGTCATGAAATTATTCAAACAGGACTTGCAAAAGAAAAACAAACAGCAGTTACTGGTTTGTCTGAAAAATTAAACAAAAAACAAATGAAAAAATCTAAACAAATTAGAGATTCAAATGTAGTTTGGTTAGATGATCAATGGATATACAAAGGAATACAACCGTATATTCATGAAGCAAACAAAAATGCTGGTTGGAATTTTGAATGGGATTGGAATGAATCTTGTCAATTTACTATCTACGATCATAAACAACATTATAATTGGCATAGAGATGCTTGGGATGAACCGTATAATAGACCTAATGACATAAACGTACACAATAAAATAAGAAAATTATCTGTTATTATTTCTTTGACAGATCCCAAAGAATATAAAGGTGGCGATTTGTTTTTTGATTTTGAAAATGTTTATGGAAAACCAAAACCTTTTAAAGCTAAAGAAATAAAACCACAGGGAAGTATAGTTGTTTTTCCTTCTGATACCTGGCACAAAGTATCTTCTGTAACAAAAGGAACTAGGTATAGTTTAGTAATGTGGTGTTTAGGAAAGACTTTTAAATAATGCAAGTAACAATTGTTGATAATTTTTTTGATAATTTTTCTAAGGTAGAATCTTATATGAAAGAAATAGAATTATATAAATATAAAAACCATCCGGATGTATCTTCAAAAGTAAAATGGTTAGGAAAAAGAAGTACTCTTTTGCATCAATCACATCAAGATTTATTTAATTTGTTTATAGAAACATTTAGTAAAAAATTTAATTATTTTAAAAAGACACCTTTAAATTTATATAGTTATTTACATTTAAGATTAAAACAAGATGGAAAAGAATGGATTCATACCGATGATGCTAATTATTCTTTATTAATTTATTTATCTAAAACTAATTTTAAATCTGGAACTATTTTGTACGACAAAAATGACAAAGAAATATTAAATGTTAAGTATGTTCAAAATAGAGCTTTGCTTTTTAGTTCTGCTTACAGACACAGATCAGCAGGTAATTTTGGAAACAATAAAAACAATGGGAGATATACCTTTAATGCCTGGTTCACATTTTAAAGTAATAGATAATTTTTTAAATAAAAAAGATTTTAAAAAAATACAAGAACGTTTGTTGGCTAAAGATTTTCCTTGGTACTACACCCCCAATATTACTTTTGTAGATGAATCAAAAACAGATAAATATTATTTTACACATTTGTTTTATTATCATGATAGACCTTTAAGTCCTTCTATTGATATATTGCAACCTCTATTTAAAAAAATGGATATTACTTCTTTGTACAGAGTTAAAGGAAATTTTTATCCTAATATTGGTAAACAATCTTACAACAAACCCCATAAAGATTTTTCTTTTAAACATAAAAGTGCTATTTTTTATATTAACAATAACGACGGATATACTATTTTAAATAATGGTAAAACAAAAATAGAAAGTATAGCGAATAGAATTTTATTTTTTGATTCTACAAAAAATCATAGTAGCACTCATTGTACAAACGACCATGCAAGAGTTAATATAAATATTAATTATTTTTAATTATGAAATATAAAATAAAAGATAATTTTCTTACTAAAAAACAACATGCATTGATGCACGATACTTTTATTTGTAATACTTTTCCTTGGTATTATCATGACCGAATAGTGCCTGAAGGAGATAACTATTTTCATTTTAATCATATGTTTTATTTAAATGGTCAACCTAACTCAGCGTATATAAAATTAATTGAACCGTTACTTAAAAAAATAAAATTTAAAAAATTAATATCAGTTAGAGCTAATTTATTTTTAAGAGACCATGTAAACAATATTCATCCTCAACACGTAGATCATAGTTATGATCATAAAGTTTTATTATACTATGTTAATTCTACTAACGGTGGAACTTTATTAGATAAAAAAATAACAATAGAATGTATACAAAATAGAGCATTATTTATGAACGGTGATGTATGGCATTCTTCTATTGCTCAAACTAATACTAAATATAGAGTTGGTATAAATATAGGTTATATAGAATGAATTACGCTGTAATAAAAAAAGCAATTAGTAAAGACTTAGCATCTTTTTTATTTGATTATTTAAAACTTAAACAAAAAGTTTTAAGAACTATGCTAGACACCAAATATATTTCTGAGTTTAACGTAGACTTTGGAAAATTTGGAGACGGTCAAGTACCAGATCAATATTGTGTTTTTGGAGATACAACTTTTGATTGTTTGTTAGATTTAATAAAACCTAAACTTGAAAAAAAATTTAAATTAAAATTATATTCTACTTATTCGTATTCTAGGTTGTACGAAAAAGGTAGTAAATTACCAAGACACAAAGATAGAACTAGTTGTTCTTTTTCAACAACATTAAATTTAGGTGGAGATCCATGGCCTATATATTTAGATCCCAATAAAAAAAATGGTGCCATAATAAACAATGTTATTTATGAAGAAGGAAATAAAAAAGGCAAAGAAATAAAATTAAATCCAGGAGACATGTTAGTTTACAAAGGGGACAAACTAGAACATTGGAGAGAAAAATTTAATGGTAATTTATGCGGACAAGTTTTTTTACACTACGTAGACGATTCTTTAAAAAAATTTACTAATGATACTAGACCTCATTTAGGGTTACCACCTGATTTTACAAATAGAGATTAATCTTCTAAGGCTTTCTTTTTTAAAATATATTTAAGTTTGGCTATTTCTTTAGCTTGTTCTTCTTGAATCTGTAATAATTTTTCTACGTTGTGTCCTAACAATTCATTTCTTTCTATTAGTTCTTTATTTCTTATGACTTCACTTCGTTTAACCCCTAACTCTTCTGAAAGAGTTCTTTCTAATTCTAATATTTTTTTATCTTTATCGTCCATAGTTATTTATAAAACACTTATATTGAAAGCAATGGAAATTCTTTCTTGAGTTTTATTTAAATTAGGTTTTACAAAATGTTCTACCCAAGATGGAAATAATAACAGTTGTCCCTCTTTAGGAACAAAATTATATAATGCAGAGTTATATTCCATGTGCTCTATCATTTTAGTTTTATTCCAGTCATATTCTAGACATGCAGAAGGATGTTTTAAAACTAAATTTCCAGAATTTTTAGGAGCTTTTAAATAATAAACTCCAGACAACATACAAAATTGATGAACGTGTGATCCATTACTATCTTTATAATTATTTATGTTAGCCCATAAATTAGAAACTGAATATTTGCCTGGTTTAAATTTACAATTTTTAGCAAACTCAATAGAACTTTCAATAATGTGTTTAGTTAAAGGTTTTAAAATATCTAAATTAGGGTTTAAGTCTTCACTTTGCCAACCACCTTCATTACTTACCACTCTACCAGAACTATACTTTTGAATTTTTTTTATATAATTAATAATTTTTTTATTATTAATTTTTACATCTAACTCTATAATAGGTGTTGCAAAAATGGTGTTGTAAAATTTCATATTTATATCTTTTATCTGTATTTATCATATAAATAGTTTAATTTCAATATTTGAAATTAAATCAAGAATATAATATAGTGCTATTAAAAATTTTAAAACCCTATATGGTGTGATATTATGCTACAAAAATTAGGAATTGTTCCCGGATACAATAAACAAGTTACTGAATTAGGCGCTGAAGGACAGTGGTTTGATGGTAATAATGTTAGGTTTAGATATGGTTCACCAGAAAAATTAGGTGGCTGGGATCAACTAGGTGAAGATAAATTAACAGGAGCTGGTAGAGCTTTGCATCATTGGGATAATAATGCAGGTATTAAGTACGCAGCAATAGGCACCAACAGAATGTTGTATGTATATTCTGGAGGTCAGTTTTATGACATTACTCCAATAAGAGTGAGTATAGCAAACGTTAATTTTTCAAGTGCAAGCGGCACCCCAACAGTCACAGTTACATTTGCAACGTCTCATGGTATGCAAGAAGATGATGTTATATTATTTGATGGTGTAAGTGGGGTTACTGCAATAGGGTCTACTTTTAACGATGCTTCTTTTGAAGATAAAAAATTTATGGCAACGTCTGTGCCAACAGCTACATCAATTACAATTACAATGGCTTCTAATGAAACAGGAACTCAATTAAATAATTCAGGAGATGCTACAGGCAAACCTTTTTATCATGTTGGACCATCCCAACAACTAGGTGGATTTGGTTGGGGTACAGCAAACTTTGGTGGGA